TACGATGGCATTGCTTTTGCCGTGTGCTGCGGTTTTATCGCATCCTTTTTTATACCAATTAAAGGATTTCTTTTGTTTACTGTTTTTGTGGTTTTTACTGATACTATTACCGGTATATTGGCTGCTCGAAAAAGGGGAGAGCAAATCACAAGCAAAGGACTATATCGGACATCGCAAAAGATAGTAACGTATTTCTGTGGTATTATGATTTTTCATGGGGCAAGTATAACATTTGGTTTGCCTTCACAAATTACCTATTCTGTCAGCTTCATCATTGCAGCCACTGAGTTGTTTAGTATTTCGGAGAATATTAAATCAATCACTGGAACAAATATTGGTACAATTATTCTTAGATTTTTCAGACGCTAAAAACAAATAAAATGATAGAAACAAATTTAAAAGATGCCTTAAAAAGTGCTGATACAATAAAATCACCTTTAGGCGATGTGGCTTGTTACTCGATGAACTTTGCTGAGTTAGCAAGTGAAATTAATGTCCATTTAGAAAACAACAAAATCAAATTTACATGGCGTGAGTACATCCAGTTGGCTCAAATCATTTGGGACAAAATTAAAGAGACAAGCAAAGAATGTGCTAACAAAGAGATAGAGGTAAAATTACCTGCAAAGCTATCTTTGATTTCCGCAGCTTTTGCTCTAATAGGCTTTAAATTATAGGCGCAGAAAGATTCGCTACCTTAGTGCCGAGGGGATAGGATGTATTCTTATCCCCTTTAAAATAAACAAAATGGAAAAAAATAGATTTACAATCTTCTTAGATGCAGGACATGGAGGTATCAATCCAAAATTCCATATTCCGCATCGTTATACTACATATCCAAGTAAATGCTTTCAACATTCAAATAATTACCCTTATCATGGATATGGTTGGTTTTTTGAAGGTGTTTTTAATAGAGATATAACTAATCTTTTAGAAGCTAAATTAATTAAAGAGGGTTTTAATGTTGTCAAATTATATCATGAAATTGACGATACACCTTTAAAGGCAAGAATTAATAAAGCAAATAATTACAGGAATTATGATGAAGCTATATTAGTTTCTGTACATGGCAATGCTGGAATGATGGGAGCAAATGGATGGGAAGTTTTTACAAGTCCTGGCAAAACAAAAGCTGATAGTTTGGCAACATTAATATACAATGAGGTTAAGGATACTAATTTATTTCGCATGAGGTCTGATATTACAGATGGTGATCCTGACAAAGAGGAGCATTTTTATATGTTGACTAAATCAAAAATTCCTGCTGTATTAACCGAAAACGGTTTTTTTACAGACAGGAATGATGCAAATAAAATGTTTAGCAAAGAAGGACAAGAGAAATTAGCAAATGCACATTTTACAGGAATAGTTAAATATTTTGTATCCCTAGGTTTTTAAGCATATCTTTTGCTCTGTCATATATTTTAGGATCTAATTTACCAGATTGCATACATCTTGCTACGATGCTTACCATTCTGTTTTTATCCATGCGTTTGTATGGCTCTGATAAGTTTGAACCCATAGGTGAGGAATAGAATTGAATGATTGAGTTATAATTACCACAATTCTTGTTAAAATTTATTGGCCTTGAGGTTAATGATATTAAATCATTATACTGGTTTCTTTTAGTTCTCATTATTTTAAGGTTTACAAATGTAAGCTAAAGTAAATGCGTCAATTTCATCTTGACTTATTTTCTTGCTTTCATCCAAGTTAAGTTTTTCTGTTTTAATAATTGCCATCATATATTCTTTTGTCCATTTGCTGCCTTTGTTTTTCGGTGAAAGACATCTACAAGTATAACCTTTACTTTCTATCCAATCTTTTAGAATCATGGATACCGCTTGATTTTTACCTACAGATCTGCTAATCTTTGAAACAACATTAGGTTGTGTTGACCTTTCAAAGGTTACGTTTAACATATTGCTATCTTCAATTACATACAATGTTTCATCACTATCATAAAACTTTGCTGATATATACTCAAGCAATTGAATAAACTTTTTGAATTTATGGAATTCAATGTTTTTAAATTTAAGGTCTAAAACGCATAATCCAATGCCGTTTTCTCTGATTGAGGGGTCTATCCCGATAATATATTTCATGATATTGTTTTACTAAATGATATGTTAGGTTTATCCTCTTTTGGCCTCCTTTTCCTTTTAAGTTTTACTTTATTTAAACCATAAGCATCGATACCTTTTTTTATAAAATTAATCTCAAGAAAGTATCCAAAAGCAATAATAGTTCCTATAAATAAAAACATAGACCAATATTCAGCACCTGAAAAATCTTGCTCAAGACTAAATAATAATTCAAATATAGCTACTATCATTGCTCCCAGAGCGACATACTCTGGCACTCTGCTCACTTTACCAGTTGGATTAAGGAAATTAATAAACACAATAGCAAATCTACCAAATTGTAGCATTATACTTGCCGGTACAGACAAATAGTATGGAATTGGAAGAAAATATACGTTTAAAGAGGCAGTAATGCAATAAGTTAAGATAATGCCATAAAATATTACATTAGGCATAGCGTCAACAATATTGCTAAAAAGAAATTCAAATTTTTTTGATACAAACATAATATGTGGTTTTTAGTAGTTTAAAATTCTTCCTTGGTTTTTGGTATGTGATTAGCTTTGAAATCCCAATATTCCTTCATTAACAATGCTCTTGCAGCATAATTAGGGTCTGTGTGATAACCTGCTTTATACATACATTTACAAAAGGTTGTGTATAATTTATTTTGTTTATCCTTGTAATTGGCTTTTTTACATTTTTGGTATCTCTTATTATTAAATACAGATGACCATACTTGAATACCTTCTTCGGATGAATTGCCTTTAAAAAAGTATTGATTTAACCTTTTCTTTCTGCCTTTTACATATTCAGTTGTTTTTAAACTAACCCTATCATAACCACTTATAGCCTTGACTCCACCAGGGTTTGCATATTTCCTCCATAACAATGTTTCTACACCATTGGATGTAGCTTCAAATACAAAGGTGCTATAGAGTAAACTGACTGGAAAATCTGTAACATAGTGAACTTGCATAAGCATATCATTATAGGAGTTATGAATGACTAACCTTCTAAGTTGATATAGATTAAGGTTTTTTAAATTTCGGTAACCTGCTGCTTCTAATTCAATCCTAAGTTCATTTTCATCTAAATTTCTGTAATTATAGCTATAACTCCTACTATTGTCATATATGGCAATGTCTTCAACTTTCTGTGGAGTTATTTCTTCCACATCTCTTGTTAAAAAAACAGTATCTCTTATCACCCTTACTAAAGGATTCATAGAGGATTGATCAGTCTTTACAAATGGATTGTAAATTAAACCGACTAAAAACCCCAGTACAATTGCAAAAGCAAACATCTCTGGAAGGTATTTAATCTTTGGTACATAGTCTGTAATTTGTTTGTTCATGATATTGGTTTTTGTTAATAATAATCAAAGATAATATAATTTATTATATATTACATATAAATATTAAAAAAAAATAAAAAAGGAGTAATATTTCTATTACTCCTACAAATAAACCCCCATGTATATAGCTTTCCCTTATTTATTTAAATAGTTTTTCGATGCAACAGGGTCTTTGCCCTGATTATTATATTTTGCATCTGCTTTACTAGCGTAGTCAGTATATGGCATTTCACTTATGTCGTGGTAGCAAATTTGGGCAATCTTCATACCGGGATAAATTTTTACTGGTTGAACACAAGTCAACTCCAAAGTCCAATGTCCTTTAAATCCAACATCACCAAATCCTGCGGTAATATGAACAAATAAACCAAGCCTTCCTAATGATGATTTGCCTTGTATAATTGGAACATGGCGCAAGGTTTCCGTATATTCTACAGTAGATGCAAGATAAAGAATACCTGGCTTTAAAATTAATCCTTCATCAGGAATTATAAATGGCACACTATTTACCTTTTTTCTTACATCAAGAACTTGTTCCGTGTACATTAATAGCGTCTTCGATAGTGTTAAATCAACGCTATTTGTACCAATGTTTTCTTCTATTAAAGGCTCAATAACAATGTTTTTTAATGCAATTTCGTCTATGATAGTTTTGTCTGTCAGTATCATTTTGTTTTGTTTTTGTAAGTTTCGCTATAATATTGTTCTGCTTCATCTTTTAGTGGAAATCCATTTTGATTACTTCCTTCATGATAAGCTGTAATTATCTGCTCTTTTTCTATTTTTAACGCTTCTTCACGAATATTATCCCATTCAGATATTGTGTGTTCTTCGGTATTCATTTTATTGAATAACCATTCAATTGCCGTTTGCTTACTCATTTTGTTATAATTAAAGGTGAAACGCATCTAAAGATAATATAAATTTATTTGTCAGCTTCAATTCATG